TGGGTGAGGCCAGAGGTGGTGATGGCTCCCGCTGCTACCGCTCCAACATCGCCTGCGGTGGTCGGGATGTCTGTAACGACCGCGATGGTGCCCGACTGGTCGGGGATCGTGAGGGTTACGTCATCGGTAAGCTGATTTTGAACATCTATTGTCGCAGTATATGGCCCTTGCTCGTCAAAGCCTAAATCGTCAACAAGTTTGGCGCTTGCCATGAGGATGTTGGCAAGCCCGCCGCCGCCTTGCTCAATGCGGACATTGGGGTTGCTTCCTTGCAAAAACATCTCGCCTTGGCGAAGACCAAGCAACGCCTCATTGTTGCTTTCGTCCGTAACGGCAATGTAGGGAGTACTACTGCCGCCAGTATGTTGAAATGTTAGCTCTTGTGATTCAAATTCAATGATATTGCCTGATGCGCCGTTTAGCGAAACTAATGAAACATCATTGCCATCATTAACGGCAAGTTGAGAAAAAGACGGAATTGGGTCTGATCCGCCCGCAACCCCGCCCGAAAGCGTGAAGTCCTCGCCGTTTTCGGGAATCTGCGACCCATCGCCCCAAATCAAAGTAGCTTGATTGGAGGGATTGGCCGAGTTCCACGCAGACAGGCGGTTAATTATCGACTGAGAGCCATTAAATGTAAGCGTGATGCTGTTGCCTGCGGTTCCAGCGGCGTTTGCGCGAACAAGAACGGGCGTGGACATCCCTGCGACTTGGACGCTGGAACTGGCCTTGACGCCCGCCGCATGGCTGGCCGCATGAGCCAGTGTTGAGCTCGGTGTCCTCGCATCACTCAGCCGCGCATCATTCCCCTCGCAAAAGCTCCCTGCCGTGTTAGAAAAAGACCCCGCCTCGACTACGCCGTTTGTGCCTGTTTTGAGCGGGAGGTTGGCGGTGGTGCCGATCTTGCCGTCGTTGGTGAGGTTGCCGTGGGTGTGGGATGCGGCTGCAAATGCGGTGCTGTCTGCGGTAGCGGCGGTGCCAAGGCCGCTGACGCTGGTGCTTGGCACACTGTCGCCAACGAAGAGGAAGGTGCTGCGCGCGCGGCCCACAATGGTGGACAGCTTGGCTTTTTCTATTGAGCCATCCCAAGCTGACAGCCAAGGCCACGCAGCGTTGTCATCTTCGCTGGATTCAATGATGTTTTGCGTATTTGGCGAGCCATCCGTGATATGCCAGCGAAGACTCTGAAAGAAAACATAATGGCCCGTGGTTGTGCGATAGACCCGTTTGCTGTTAAGCGTGCTGTCGGGTATCGGGTAGTAAATCCCGTTGCCGTCTGCAAATTCGTAGGTGATAAAAGCCGCCGAATCGTCGTTGCCGCTGGTATCGATTTCGGAGCCGTCGAGAATAACGGTGCCGATTTCTCCGTTAACCGATTGCACGGGGAAATCCCCGCCATACGTCCAATCGTCAGCACGAACGCCGGTGCTGTTTGTTCTAATGTAAATGCCAGCCTGCCGCCGGTTCACCAGCCACACGCCGGTTGACTCGCGGACGAGATAGCTTGATCCGACAGGAGGTGTTCCGGCTGTCTGCGGCAAGTCGGCGAAGGTGGCGACTTCGCCTTCAAGCACAGATCCGCCGCCGCCCGATCCTTTTTGATCGAACGTGCCGCTAAAGGGGTTGAAGGTCCAAGCCATGCGTTATGAGCGAGCGACAGACGCCAGCGAGGCATCGTTGGTGGTCGGCGGGTTTGTCGTGTAGGAGAAGGTCAGCGTGGCGACTGTTTGGCCTCCGCTGCCGCCTTCTTTGTAGGTCACGGTCTGGATGTTGTTGGTGCTGCCGTGGTAGCTGATCGAGAGATAGTCGTGCTGTGGGATGTTTAGACCGGCGACGTTGCGGACGGCTACGTTGGGGGAGAATGCCATAGATTAAGCCGCTGCTTGCGGGCCTCCAAGTTGTTGCTCCTGCGCCATCTGCTGGAGCGCGGGCTGGGCGCCGACTCGGCCGATGACGGCGTTTTGGCTTTGCTGGAGCTGGAAGTTGAATGCCTGCATTCTCGCGTCGAGCATGCGGCGGAAGATTTCGTCTTGCTGGTAGCGCTGACTGACGGCCGGGTTGGACTGGATGATTTGCTGCAAGGTTTGCAGGCGGACTTGGGCGTTTTGACCGCCTTCTTTCATTGGGGGCTCGGTGCCGGCTGCGATTTTTGCGAATGCGCCTTGCTCGTCTTCGATCTCTTGCTGGGTGGCGGCGCCGATGTCTTGGACCAGCATGGCGGCCATGTTCGGGTCTACGGCTTGGAACATGTATTTGACCAAGCCGGCGCGGTCGATGACGCCAAAGCTGTCCATTGGCACTAGGATCTCGCTCAAGTATTTCAGCTTGGCGCCTAGTGCTTCGTTATCCAAAAGTCTCGCGTCAAACTCGGCAGTGATGTCAAAGCGCCCACGGATGTCTTGTGGGCTTGCGCTGAACGCCAGCGATGCGTTGCCGGTGACGCGAGAAACTTCTTCGGGCGTGAGATACTGCTGGGCCAGCGCCATCGTCTGGATGATGCAGAGCTTCATATCCAGCAACCACGAATCGACCATCTCCTGTGTGTGGATCATGGACATCTGCGGCGGGACACCATCGGCCATGCGGCCGAAGTAGTTGTTCACGTCAAATCTGGTGGCGTTCTCAACCTCAATGCTGCCGGCGTCGGGACGCGGTGGGTCCATCCAGCCGATCTCGTTGGGGCGGCGCTCGGGGATTTGGACGCCGGGGCCGAGGACTAGGTCAAACTTGCCGCGATTGGCCGGCACGCGCACGGGCGGGAGGATGCTGATGGAGGCGCGGTCGGCGCGGTAGTCGCGCTGGATCTTGATTTCTTCCTGCGCGGTCTGGACTAGCTCGGGGATGCCACGGCTCTCCAAGAGAGGGCGGGTGGCGCGCTCGCGGGGCATCTCAACAAAGGGATACATGCCGTGGCTGTAGGGCAGCAACTCATGGACGGCGGCCTTGTCGGGAACGTGGTAGCTAATGACCGAGCGTGTGACGCGGACTGCGTCGGTCTTGGGGTCGTTCTCTTTGCGGAAGACGTGCCAGACTTCAATCATGTCCCGCAACTGCTCAAAGAGGAACTGGTCGGTGCGGTGGAGGTTAAGGTGGATGCGCTTGAGTTGGCCCTTGTGCTTGACGGCTTCCTCAACCCAATCCTCATCCCATCCCTCGACAGCGGCCCGCTCGCGCAACTCCACTTCATTGAGTAATTCTCTGCGGGCAACGAACGCGGCGCGCTGGAGAGAGAAGGTCTGGATGGGGAAGATGACATCCTCCCACGCCTCTAGGGCGGTCCAGACGGGTTTGGATTCAAAAACGTAGGGCGCCTCCCACTCGACTTCACCCTTGTCGCGGAGGGCGCGGACTTTGGAGACCTTGCCCAACTCGGGAACGACTTGGCCAAGCAGCTCGGCGGCGGTCTCTTCTTGCAGCGGGTCCATGACGATCTCCAAGAGGGCGGCGAGGTTGGGGTCTTGCGACTCCTGCACCATCATCTGTGCTTCCTCTATGGTGAACCGCTTGATCTCGGTGCGGGTGGTCTGCTGCCAGTCCACGGCCATGATGGCCAAGCCATAGGTCTCTCTAAACTCAGCGGCGAGGCGGACTTCCCTGCGCAAGTCATCCAAGCAATGCTGGAATAATAGCCACTTGAGGACGGATTCAGCGGCGTTGCGCTTGTCGATGTCCATTGACTCGACCGGCTGGATCTGGACGCGGCTCTTGAAGAAGGCGTTGGTCAGGATAGCGCAATGGTCCCGAATTATATTGTCAGCCAAGCGGACGCGCGTATCGGCTGCCCCGTCCCAGGGCCAGGGCTGGCGGCCCATGGCGCCGGCGTGTTTGCGGCCATCCTCCGACTGCCCCGGCCAGACACAATAGCGGGTGTTCCAGTTCCTTAACTTACGCTGAACGTATTGGCTGCCGTCCGCATCGGCTTGGTCGATGTCGGTTAGGATCTCGCTGATCTTTTCGCGGTCGGGGGATTCGATCATGGACAGATGCCGGTAATGTTTTAGGGCCGGTAGCCGACCATGGTTTTGCGAGGGGTGTAGGGAACGGTAGTTTCGGGATGCTTCTTGGCGAACCAGTCGCGGAAGGACTTGTCATGCCAGCAGCCATTCTCGGCGGCATTCCATGAATGCCAGACATCGGCGTCCACGCTCATGGTGTGTTGTCCTACGCCTTCAATGGCACAATGCTCCAAGCGAGCGTTGGCTTCCGCGATACGGCTTTGTCGCACACCGGAGAGGACCGCCGAGGCGTTCCATCCAGTGAGCAATTCTTCCTTAACTGCGTGAGCCAGATCGTCGCCGAGATCGGTGACAAATTCTGACCAGAGACTATTTGACATCCTAACTGCTGCCGTCCGCCTTGCAGCGGACGACAGTGTGTTAAGACGCTTAGAGCGCGTTCACGTTGACGATCTCAAGGAATACCTCAAGTTCGCCGGTGTTGTGATCGGCCAAGCTGTCGCCCGAAGTGCAGGCAAAAGCCGCTTGGATATACTTCGGCGAGGCGGTGGTGCCAGCCTCCATGACGTAAGGCGTCGTAGAGGGGTTGACCTTGTAGAACACTTCGGTGCCGCTCGGGTTCAGCTCTTGCGAGGTGATGAACTCGTCGGCGTCAGCCGTGGTATCGTCGTGACCAATCTCCACCGTGGTGGTGATAGTCGCGGCGTCCGAGCTGTCGAACACGCTGACGAGGCGGGTGGCAGCGGAC